GGCTTTATACCTGATAACAGTAGGAGAGTAGGCTTGGTAGTCTGGTCATACAACTACACAAGCCTACTCACCTAACGGCAGTAGCCTAATTGACTTGCTTTATACGTGTGCGGCTAGGCCCTGAATACCTGTCCAGTCTGCCTTGTAGCCAGACTTCTTGATAATCGCTAGGCACTCTGAGCTAATGTTCTTGGCATAGGCTCTGGCTTCTACTCCTAGAGAGTTAGGCACGCCCTTGTAGGCTTGGTATGTAATAGCTACCTGAGCTAGTGTCATACTCACTCCTAGGCTCTTGACTTCGTAGCTAGCGTTGATAGCGTTAGCCTGAATAGCCTTAGCCTTTAGGACTAGTTCCCTGTACTCTGGTGTTTCTGCCATAATGGCTAGTAGAGCGTCGTTGCGGATTTCTAGTGTTGCGGTCATAACGGGTGTTTCCTTTCGTGTGTGTGAACAGGATTAGAGCGAATCCCTAATCCCTAACCCCCTAGGGGGGTATAAGGGGGGTTTCCCCCCTAGAGAGATAGCGAATAGGGTTAGCCAATAGGGGGTATAGCCTAAGCCAATAGACCTAAGCCATACCCCCTAGGGCGTGTTCACACACGCATAAGGCAAGTTAGGCGGTATTGTCATAAGGGTAAAGGGGTAATCCCAATACCTAAGCCAATAGACTAAAGCGGTTGCCCTAGCCCTAGCCCCATAAGGGGTTAGCCACCTAAGTAAGAGCCAACTAACCAAGTAAGTGATTAGCGGGTATCTAATAACTAATCTAACACCCCCCCAATAGGGGTAATAACACCCCCCCTAAGCCCTAGCCCCCTAGCCCCCCCCCCCATTAGACGGGTAAGCGTGAATGTTAGTGCCAGGGCGAACCCGCAGGTAGTGCCTCGAAAGTTAGGCAGTAGCCCAAAAGTGTGCTAGATTATTTGCATGGATGAATACGAGATGTTCAAGAGAGCCTCTGGCTTCGAGTTGCGCACTTCTCACTGGGAGGCGCTAATGCTTTACGTATTCGTTGGCGACGAGGACGACGTGCTAGAGCAGATAGAGATAATGGCGGAAGAGTATCCATCACCAGAAGACGCCGAAGTCGGTTTTGTCGTTCTGTATCATTTTTTAAATCAATTGAAAAGTTAACCTTAGAACGCCCCGACATTCTGATACTCTAAGTCCATGAAGAACTCTATGAAAAATGTGGGCGCATCAGCAGCTATTGGTGCTGGAATCGGCGCGATGGTCACGGGCGCAGGAAGCCCTCTAGTTCCGATGATTGTCGGAGGAGTTGCAGCAGGTGTGGGTCAGGCAGTAGCCAACCGCAAGTCTGCTAAGCAGGCTCACTCAGCTCTTAATAAGACTCAGTTCAAGACTCAGGCTAACTACTCTAAAGACCTGTAAAAACTAGCCTTAAAACGCCCCAGCTATTCGGGGCTTCTGTCAAGCATATCTAGGACGTCTTGTACCTTGATGTAATGGTCATAGTACACAGATAGGCCCTCATAGGTCACCAGCTCCCCGTACAGGCGGTCTCTTTCCATATTGCGGCCCGTTATCGCCCCAGCCACGAAAGTCTCTACAAGCTCATCCTCATTGGATGCAGGGGCGTTCTCAGGATAGCCGCTAATCTTCGTCTCTCCAGTCGATTTCGCCAATCTCAAGCTTCTCAAGCTGCCAGACTCCCCACATGACAATTAGGGGTAGGGCTACTACCACAGTCGCAATTACAACTACAATCCAAATCATTTCGTTCCACTTTCCACGTTATCGTCTCTTCTCCAGTGTAGGTAAGACTTAATGTACACCGCACCATAAGCTATGGCAGACACGATAAAGCCATACTGTTCTGTGACTATTGCGTAAGCCACCCAGATTATCTCGTTGAACAGGAGAACGAACCAACCCCAAAGGGTCTTCTTACCAACAAAGTAAATACCAGCTACGCCAATAACGGCTAGCACCCAAGACCAGTATTCCATAGTTATTCCGCCCTAATTAATTTAGCTAGGTCATCCCAGTCAATTTCACCTAAATGTTTTTCTAGTATCTTTAGGATACGTTCCCGCTCATATTCTTTGCCAGTTGCATAGCCAATATTGTAGTCAGCCATCTCATCGTCATCCAAGAAGCTATCATCATCAAATGTATCATCGTTTATATCCACAGTTAAACCCTAGTTACTGGGGCGTTCTATGTCAAGCCCTGATACACTATAAAAAAAGTGCCGAGGCCGAAAAAAAGCCTCCGCCGATGGACCTTAGGAGTCTTTATGGCCGAGTTTGACAAATGGGCTGGAAAGCAAATTAGAGCAAACCAGAAGAAGATGCAGAAGGCAGCTAAGGCTGCAGAAGCTAAGAAGCAGGGGCAAACTAATGCTAACCTGAACTTGTCCCAGTTCCGTCTTAGCGTTAAAGCGCCTCAGGTGTATCCAAAGTACGACAATGATGGTAAGAACATATTCCCTGAGCCGAGAGGCTATACGCCGTTTGGGGGCCACTAACAGCTCATGGGCAATCTAATTCCATTCCCTAAAAAGAAGAGGGGGCAAGAGCTAGCTGACGCGGCACAGAAAGCCGTAGAGCAAGGCATGTCTCCTAACCATCCAGCATTTCGCAACATTACTCGACCAAACGTCGTTCCCCTAAAACCTAAGCCCAAGTCATAATGGCTGACATTATTCAGCTAAACCCACCACTGCCGCTCAACACCCCTAAGGGCTCCGCGCTAGCTCACTTCCTTATTGACATGGGGCCTGAGCACAACATTCAGTGGGTGTGCTTTCAAGACGACACGGGCCAGTGCTGGACATGGCAGAACTCTGACGTGAGAGCCACTAGAAACGTCACTATGCACCGCACCAATGTGGAATCCCCAACTAGGGTTGACAAAGACTAAAAACCCCGCCATGATTTATACATGGCTAGACAAAGGCAGCTTGCGGCGGAGATTATCAAGCTCCGTAAAGAGGGCAAGACCTACGACCAAATAAAGGCCGTACTTAACTGCTCTAAGGGAACTATCTCTTATCATCTAGGTCCTGGACAATCTGATAAGGTCAAGGCTAGGGGCGATGGCTATAGGGCCAAGGTACGAAGCTTCATTCAGAAGTACAAGTCAGAGACCCCGTGTGCCGACTGCAACCAAACCTACAGCTATTACGTAATGCAGTTTGACCATTTACCCAAGTTTACTAAAAGCTTTACAATCTCTAAGTTTCAGGACCACACCAGGGACCTAGAGAAGGTTCTAGAAGAAATGCGGAAATGCGACCTAGTTTGTGCTAATTGCCATACTGAGAGGGGCTACCAGCGCCGTTTGTCCACAGATAGGACTAAACAGCAGGTTTCTGCCCTTTTAGAGTCAGGGCTAGAGTAGCCCTCTATACTAGAGTAATTGCCTAATGGTCTGTAGCTCAGTTGGCAGAGCGGGGAGCTGTTAACTCCTAGGTCACAGGTTCGAGCCCTGTCAGACCAGCTTTTACCCCTTTGGGGTTGACGACCCACCGTACTTGAGGTAGGCTAAAGCTCTTCCAAGTCGGGGCTAATAAGGAGAAAAATGGCGCTTCCAAAACAAGTGATTCTAGGAACTCAAACCTGGGAGGTTGTCGAGCGCAGTCGAAACAAAGACGGAATGTTGAGCGAAGACAGCTACGGCTACACGCTTCATAAAGAAAACTTAATCGTCGTTGACTCCATGATTTCTGAGAGCCGCAAAAAGCAAACTCTATTTCACGAAATCTTCCATGCCTTAAGGCACACCTACGGTAACCCAACTACGCCAAAAAAGACTGACGGCGAAGATGTGTGGGAGCATTACTACATCGGAATTTACGAAGAGGGAATCATCCTTATGTTCAGAGATAATCCAGCAGTTAAAGAGTACTTGCTAGGTAAGTAATGAACAAAAAGAAAAAAGATAAAAGACTTGCTCACGCCAACATGGTGTGGGAACGCTCACAGCTAAAAGCAGCTATAGCTGCAGAACAGATAGATAAAGCTGTGGCTGCAGTAGAGCAGTACTCTGACGAGTTAAGCGAGCAGCAGATAGTAGACATCAAGGCTCAGGTTGAACTTCAGAAAAAAGAAATTGAATCTTTCTTAATTAAGGAAAGAGACAAATATGCTGCTAAACTTGACGAACTAAACCTCGAGGCAGTAATACATGAGAGACTAGGTGATGGGTCAAAGCCAAAGCTAGTGAACCTAGGTGACCTATAATGCCCAACTATGACTATTACTGCCCATCATGCAACTACGCCACAGTAGTCTCTCACTCCATATTTGACTCACACGAACAATTGTGTGAGGATTGTAAAGTTCCTCTAAGTAAGAGGTTCAGCGCTCCACTTGTCACCTTTAAGGGTGGCGGATGGGGCTCGTCTAATAACTGAATAACGAAGGGCAAAAGCTCGTACAAGAAACGACCAAGTACTAACGTAAGGAAAGGTAGGTCGCCTAATGAAAAAGCTCATTGCATTTAGTGTTATCGCACTAGTAATGACAGGCTCCACAGCAGCATACGGAGCCCTAATAAACAGCAGTACCGCAGTACAGAACCAAGAAACACAGAAACAACTAGTAACTATCCCGACTCCAAAGATTGTCTACCCAGTACAAAAGGTAGAAGTTCTTTCGGGACCAGTTAAGTCATCGCCACTACTGGCGGGGCCAATCATCTCGAACGAAACTCCTGAGATGGGCTCTCTTGAATGGATGGCTCAAGAAAAGGAAAGACAAGACCAGTTCGAGACAGAGGCTGAAAGAACTCAGTCCGAACTTGAGGCAGAAATTGCCCGTCTAGAAAAAATAGCTGAGGACACTAAGAACCTCAATAAGGCAATCGCCGCAACTAAAAAGTATGTTGGAAAGACCTGGTATGCACTAGGTGGTTCTACCCCCGATGCTTGGGACTGTTCAGGTCTCGTGCTTTGGATGTATGCTCACTTAGACATTACTCTCTACCACAGTGCTTCTGTTCAAAAAGAAGCTGGAACTTTTGTCGACAACCCTAAAATTGGAGATATAGTTGCCTTTACCTATCACGGAGCCTCTGGAGCCTTTCATACCGCCATTTACACTGGACCAGATGAAATGCTTCACTCAGGCGGTAAACGAGGCGACAAGACGGAACTAACGTCTATCAGCAAATGGTCTAAGAGCAACGGCAATGCTCAGATTACATACACCAGAATTATTGAAACTAACAACTAACCCGAGTAGAATAATCAGTAATAAGAAAGGGCATAATGACAAACGTATATAAGAGCATTGTTATGGCAGTAGTATTTGGAAACGTAATTGCGTTTCCTGTAGTTTGGTACACCTTCCCGTGGGAAACGTACCTAGTGGACCCAACTACGTATTACATAGTCCAAGCAGAATCTTTGGGGTTATTAATTGCGGTATGTATTTTCGTCTATGAATGGGTTAGATATTCAAAGAAACCGAACATCACTTTATTCAAGGGACTTAAGCTTCGGTCAAAAGTAAAGAAGTAACATTAAGGACTAAAGACCCGCCCAAGCCGAAAGGTGCAGGGCGGGTCGTCTTTTACCCTGACGAATAGCTCCCTATGCCTCACACTAGTTACATGGAAAATTGTTGTTGCAGAGGGTGCGAGTTTAAAACAGGCATGGCTGCTGGACGGCCAGAAGATTACACCGTGCCAGAAACTACAAAGTTTGAGGGCCCAGGAATCGACACCGCTAAGTACGGAGAGAAGCTGTGAGCATCAGCCGCAGTAATCTGTCTCCTCAAATGGCAAAAGGCATGTTTGCAGGTCCTAGGGGAGATAAGGGCAATTACATTCAGGGCGAGATAAAGCAAACTAGTGGTCGTGACGGCTCAGTTCTGCGCTCAGGAGAAATCAGCCAACAAAGTATGACAACCTATGGCGGTCAAGGACTAGGGTGGTTCTGGAAAGATTACCCAAGTGTAGTAGGTGGCATGACTGAGTTTTCTCACCTAGCAACTATGCCAGGTTCAAACATGAGTGCAGTAAACCCAGAAGCTTCTGCTCTAGCAAAACGAGCAGGTATGGCTCCAGATTATTTTGGAATCAGTAACTAAGGTAAAGGAAAATAATGGCAAAGACACAGTACCCAATTGATGGGAAAAAGGGCAAGGCTTGGAAGATTACAAGTCCTTTCGGATGGCGCGTGCATCCAATTGAAAAAATCAAGAAGCATCATAATGGCGATGACATTTGGGGTTCTAACCCAAAGATTTACATCGAGGCATGGCACGACGGAACAGTTGTGTACGCAGGCCCATCAAAGTTAAAAAATGCAGATGGTTCTCTAGGAGGCATTGGTTACTACGTAGACATCCGCTCAAAGATTGACGGAAAGTGGTACACCACTCGCTCTGGCCACATGGAAGAGGGCTCACTCAAAGTAAAGACTGGCCAGAAGGTTGAAGCTGGAACTATCCTAGGTATCATGGGAAACACTGGCGCATCTGCTGGTCGTCACTTGCACTTTGAAATTGTTCAAGGCAAAGTTCACCGTTGGGACCTAAATGGTAAAGGCTTTGTTAGCCCAATTAAGTTTGTTGAAGCTGTGATGGAGTTTGAGAAGCTAAAGGCCTCTGCTCCAGATGCAACTCCAGACGACGGTGTTATTGACTCTACTCCTCCAAGCTTTGACGCCAGTAGTCTACAGGCAAAGAAAAAGCCAGGAAAGGGTGCCAAGTTGGTAAACCCAGTTCCAGGGTTTGGTGCAGCTCCAAAGAAAGCAAAAAAGACTAAGTAATACTTAAAATAAAAGTAGTGTTGAGCACATTGTGTTCAGCACTATTTTTTTATGTTTATAAGGCATCATTAATTAATGACACCACGTAAACCGCTGATACCAAACCGTGTAGGTAGGGTAATCTCTCAGCAGTTTAATATCTCGAAAAATACCTATCCTAAAAATAACGAGACACCATCTGTCGCAACGTGGAGTTCACCAGGTAAATCTGCTGTAGGCGCTAGCGTCTCTGGCGGTAATTACCGCAACATTGTAATTAGACGACAGTTTGGAACTAGGTAACTAGAGATAGGAATTTCGCCATGGAAGAATCAGGCGTAGCAGGGGGATTTGCAACAATCAAGAATGTTTTTTGGAGAATTCTAGCCGTATTTGCAGCATCAGGACTTGGAGTTCTAGGCGCTGGAGCAGTAGTGGGTATTGACCTAATTTCTGCTGTGCTTATGGCAGGTATCCTCGGAGTAGCATCAGTAGTTGAGAGACTGGCTCGAGCATTCCTCGACGACGGTTCTTTGACCATGGATGAGATTAACGACGCGTTTTCTAAAGTAGACAAGAACTCAAAGACTAAGTGATACGGCTGCGACTATTCGCAGCAATATTCGTAGCAGCTATTCCCCTTTTTGGTCTACCCAGTGCAGCCCACGCTAACTGCGTCAACCCTGGACAAGTAGCGGCCGTTGCTGCTGCTCAGCAGAATGCGTCAACCGAACCAGTAGTTACTGAAATCTTTACTTGTGGTGGAGATGACACCTCATATCAGATTCCTCTAACAACCACTGTAACTTTTGACGGAGTTGTCTATAGCAACATCTTTGCCACCACTAACTCAGTAATTACTTTTGGTCGACCAGATGGAACTTACTGGACCTATCCGTCAACACCATCAATCTCTCTATACTCTTTTGACTGGGTTGTATACCCACAGTGGAGAGCAGACGAACATCTAATCATTCGTTCATCAGATGGCGGATTCCAGGTAGACATCTCAGCTAGACCTATTTGGCTGCAAGGAACACCCGAGCCAACACGCATTGTGATTACTGCTGCCATACTTTCAGATGGCACAGTTGCAATGGCCTACACCCTAAGTGGTCCAGAGTATCCGCAGAACAACCCACGAACTGGAGTGCGACTAAACGATGGTACAGTTGTCGATTTTGAAACTTACGGAATTCAAGAAACAGAAGAGGCACCAGAGCTAGCTCCTGAACCAACAGAAGAACCACCGTTTGTTGAGCCCACTCCAGAACCTACCCCAACACAAACTCCTGAGCCCACCCCTACTCCAGAGCCTACTCCAACAACAACTCCACCAACAACACCAGAAGGCGCAACAACTACATGGGAAGGTTCAGTTGTAGAAGTAGTCGCTCCTGAAGGCCAAAGAATTGCAAACGCCATCGGATATTACGGAGACCCGAATGACTCCACTCGTGGACAAGACGTCTCTTCTATTTTGTTTGAACTACTAGCTGGAGAAACTTCAGCAACAATAGAAGTGTCAAACGATACTTTTCAGAATGACCCAGCAGGTGGAACTGTAAAAGTATTGATTCTCCTTGTTACTTTTGAAGAGATACCTACTCCCACTCCTCAACCCGTTGAGCCCGTTGAACCAATCGAACCACCAGCCACACCAGTAGTCCCAGATACAGAACAATCATTGGGGCCAGAGCCAGAAGAACCGACCACACCACAGCCAGAGGAAACATTAGAACCAGAAGAGCCAACCACAGAACCTGTAGAACCCTCTCCAGAACCTGTCGAACCTGAGCCTTTACCTGAACCTTCACCTGAACCAACTCCTTCTGAAGAAGAGCCTATCACTTCTGTAGAGGATTTGCCAGAGGAGATTTCTACAGAGGTACTTATGGCTATTGAACTAGATGAAATAGTCGCAACTGACCTGACCGAAGCACAAGCAGAGGCCCTTATTGAGGCAGCACTGGAAATCTTTGAAACAGCAGAGCCAGGCTCTGAGGAGTATGTGCAGGCTCTTGAGGCCCTATTTGTAGCAGCTCAACAAGACGACATTGTTCTTGATGAAGCTCTTGCAGCTATCCCACTCCTTGGAGATGTACTAGGTGGAGCTACAGAACTTATTAACTTCCTTGGTAACGCAGGGGCAGACATGAGTCCCGAGGTTAGAGAAACCTCAGAAAAAATAGTTGTCACAGCAGTGCTTGTAACTCAAATTGTAGGAGTTTCAGCATTTGCAGCGATGGCATCCACAAGTAGACCGTAAAAAGAAGAAAGAAGAAAGAATGAAATTCTTATCAGCATTAGCTAAAGATATTGTAGAGCAGTCTTGGACATTGCTAGGCATGGTTGTTGCCTGGCTTGTTCTTGAAGGTTCCGCTAAAGAACTAGTGGGCAACCTAATTTTGGTGACCCTAGCACTATGGGTAGTTACTTTTCCATTTTTCCGTTATGAAAAAGAAGAGTCCACACCAGCTAAAAAGAAGTAGCCACCGTAGTTTCGACTGTAAAATTAGCTATAGTACGAGACAATTTTTAAGTACGTTTACCCCTAGGAGAAATCATGGAATCACTTATCGCACAGCTAAAGCCTGCCCTAGCGTCCTACGCTAGAAGCATCGTAGCAAGCGCAACCGCTCTTTACCTAGCTGGAGTTACCGACCCACTAGACCTAGCATGGTCTTTGGTTGCTGCACTAATCCCAGTTGTTCTTCGCGCTGTCAACCCTAACGACCCAGCTTTTGGTCTTATGCCAAGCGCTGAGGCAGTAGACAAGGCAGTTAAGTCAGCAAAGCCTAAAAAAGCACCAGTAAAGAAGTCCGCTAAGAAGTAACTAACGCTTTAACACTAGGAGTCCTAATTGGAATCTGCAGCACTACTTGCTGGGCAAATAACTCTAATTGGAGGGGGTGCCGCCCTCGTCGGTGGGTTACTACTCACTCTTTGGAAATTCTCCATTACATGGACAGAATTTATCAAAGACTGGAAAGGTGACCACCCTTCGGACGGGCGAGCCCCAACTCCTGGAGTTATTGCCAGACTAGAACAACTAGAAGCTGGTCTGCGCACTGTAAAAGCCGAAGTGAAGCCTAATGGGGGTAAATCCCTCAAGGATGTAGTGAACCGCATTGAAACTCGACTAGAAGAGGGCAACCAAAGGTTTGAGAGTTTAGACAGCAGAATCACCCGTGTTGAGGGGACAATAGACTAATGAGTAACGGACCTATTAACACTAACCCAAACGCCGTAGGCGAAGTGGGGGGCGCTGTTGCTGGCCTAGTAAAGAAGGCAGTCAACCTAGTTACTGGCGGTAAAGATAAAAGTAGCCGAGAAGAGCACTTTACTGATTCTGCCAGTCTTCACAAGATGGTATTAGACCATCAAGCAGCTGAGCACTCTCACATTTCTTCAGAAGCCGAAAAGTCTAGGCAACACCAGAAAGACTTGATTACTCATGTAGCCACTACCATGGCGGGTAAAGCAGGAACCCTTAAGTCTGATGGCTCTAAAATTGAATACTCATCTCCTGCAAAATCTAGGGTTGCTTCACCAGCAGCAAAAACTAGAAAACCAAAAAGCCCAGTACCGACACCTCCACTTAGCAGAAGCTCAAAGCCTGCTGCAAAAAGCCCAACAAAATCCGCTGTACCAGCTGAGCCCGTAAAGGCCAGAAAAGGAAAATAATGATTACTACATGTGCAAACTGCCTAAACGAAGCAATCTACGCTTATCAGGTAACTGGCTCCTACTCAATCAAGTACTGCTCTCGTCACACCCCTAAATTTTTAAGTACTCCAAAGTACGCTGGTCGT